ATGATACTAAATTTGTTTTTTCACTATCTGATAAACCTGCATAGTTTTTATTCATTATAGATTTAATTTGTGCTTGAGTTAATGTTCCAGTCCAAATTCCTACATTACATAAATAGCCACCATAGTTACTTCCATGACCGTCTGCTCCATCTCCACCCATAACATTTAAAGTCATATCATCAGACATTCCTGCATTTGCTATAGAACATGAAACACCATCTTGATAAGCTGTAAGAGTTCCTGAAGTACATATAAAAGCATAATGATGCCAATCGTAATCATTAGCATTATTTAAAGTTATTGTAGCAGTGTCTCCATTAGTATTACTTTCAAAATCCATAGTGCCATCTGACTCAAATCTAATTTGGCTTTCATGTGAATGACTAGTATCACCTAAGACTGTATCATTAACACTTACTGCATATCTTTTAGCCCAAAAAACTATAGCACTATTTCCATTAGTATCTACAGTAATATCTGAAAATTGAATATTATCATTATTATCATCAAAATAAGCAGCACCATCACTTACAGGTACGACGCTACCTGCATCGTACTTATGTTTTAAGACAAGTGAATCTGTTATAATACCTGGGGTTATTAAACCGCTTTTCTTTAAATTATTTCCTAATCCTAACATATTATCCTATATACGCTATACATGAACCAGTAGCAACATCAATCTCTTTCCATCTACCATAGATTGTCATTCCAGCTGGAAAAACTACACTATCAACTACTTGACCTCCAGAACCTAAAACAGATGTTTCAGAACTAGCAGCAGCATCATGAGCAGCAGTTTCCGTATTTACAAACTTATTAGCATCTTCTGCTAAAAGTCCACTACTACTATCAAATGTGCAATCTGTTATCATTGTTATTGCTACAAATGATTGATTTAGTGGAGGTACTATGGCATCTGAAGAAGCAGCAGTATACACAGAACCAGCTTGTCCTAATGGAGCAACTGGATTCATAGGTCCTTGCCTATCTTGTGTTTGCACTGTTCCAACATGCGTTATTTTTAAATCACTCATTTTTCTCCTTTAAAATTTGTGTAGAAGGGGCACAAAGCCCCCTCTACGATTGTTAAACTAACCTTATGATGGGTCAGTACCTATTCCACCAACACTAAAGCCTAAATCAGACTTTTTGCCACTTATTAAGCATTTGCTTTCTATAGTAGTATTACCACTATAAGAAGAAGCTGTAATAGTAACAGCAGGTCTAACACCTTTAGCATCAGTAGGAAAAGGTAAGTCTTCCATAGTATTATCACCAATAGCAGTAGCCTCATACTCTAAGTCTACCCATGTTTTAGTTCCAATGCTATTAGAAGAACTCGGGTCTAAACCAATACCACCAACTGATATAGGAGTGTCATCAAGAGTATACTGCCATTTTGCAACAGCACCAGTCTCTTCATTAACTTCTCCCATTATTTTGATACTTCCTTTAACGCTTATTTCATCGCCATAATAAGTACCATCACTATCAGCTACAGTAATATTGTTTGTAACCTCTGTCCATCCACCTACTTTTGCATATGTTAGTGCCATGATAACCTCCTAACTAAACTTCAAGATAGCGTGAGTTTCAGGTACACTTATTTCAAGACCAGCTTCTGTAATTACTTGGTCTCTTCTACCATCAACACCGTTATCTTGAACGTTAGTTTCGATGTAAGTATCACGACTAATACCATTACCTACTAATGGTCTGTAAGCTACGTTTTTCATATCAACACATACGCAATAATCTTCCCAGATACCTCTTAGTAAAGGCTCTTGTACAAAATGAAGATTACCAAATATAGTATTAACCATTGTAACTGTATGACCAAAAGCGCCAGGAACAGTAGCAACATCCAGTTTATACTGAGATGAACCAACTGTATTGTTCATAAAAGAACCACTACCTAATTTATTTAAGTAAGTAATTACTTTTCTTGAAGCTAATACAAGTTTATCACCACTATTTCCAGATTCAGGAGCGAAGAAATCTTCCATCGCATCTAAGAACGCATCGTAACCAGATGAAGAATAAGACATATTGTACACTTTTCCATAAGTTTCAGCATAAGGTAAGATTCCCCAAGTTTGTCTAGTAGGAATTCCACTAGTTTCATTTGAAGATGTACCAACACCAAATAACATAGCTTGTTCTATGTCCATTTTGTGTTCCATTAACTTATCTTGCCAAATTCGTTGAAATTCGTTAGCAATACCTCTATACTCTGTAGCCATTGAAGTTCCTGAGAAAATGTTCATACCAGTTTTGAAGATTTGACAATATCCTTCTCTGTCATATAATTTATCTTCCCAACCATCTGGTTCTGAAGTTCCCTCAGCAAATGCAGTACCAACTACTTGTCCAGGTTTGTCAGCAGCAATAGTAATATTAGCAGGCCAATCGGATTTACTACCTATATTAACACCGTCTACAGAAGTTACAGTACCTGTTAAGTTAGCTTCTGCTGTATCTGTTGTTAAATCGACAGCTGATATTTTAAAATGAACTATTACATCTGCACCACCAGAATCATTTACACCTTTTATTGCTAATATTTGATTAGGCAGTAAAAATCCAGGCTGTTGATTAGCCAAAATTTTACCATAAGAATCATAATCACAATTAACAGCAAGAGTAGTAAGTCCTCCATCTGGGTCTACACTTGATTTAGCATCTACGTTTACTACGTTCCTTCTTTGCCACTGATGTCTCTGCTCTAAAAATTTAAAAACAGGGTCATTAGTAGCTTTTTTTGCCACCTTCGATAAATATACGAAGAATGGACTTTGCATTGGAGCAAGCTCAGCAACTCTTTCACCGAAATTAAACTTACGTCTAGTATCGTTTAATGAAACACCATCAGTTGGTTGAGTGCCAGCTGCGCCAGAATAAAATATTCCCATTTCATTCCATCCTTTTTTATGCCCTCCCTCAGCTGTCTAATTAGACCTTCGGGTAGGACGATTAATTAAAATTACTTCCAGGGATTCTTTTGATTAAAGTTCCCTACCATTGTGTCCATAATCTTATCTTCTAAACTTCGTCCATCATTATTTGCTTGTCCAGAAGGCATTACTCCCATAGGAGATGGTACTTGCTGTGCATTTTGAACCTGTTTGAAGCTATCACTTGGTTGAGCAGGAGACTGATTATTTACAGAACCTGACTCAGTTAATTGATATAGTTTAACAAGATTATCAACAGTTAAAGACTCGGGGTTAGACATTTTTTGAACAAAATCATTAGCTTGTTCTTGACTAAAACCATAATGACCAGTAACATAATCTTTTACTTCATTAGTTTGTTGTTGTTGAACTCTATAAGCTTCTGCTCTTTTAGCATTATTAACTCTCTCTTGTTCAATATTGTCAAACCTTTCTTGAAGTAAAGCATTATCATACTGCGTCTTTAAAGTATTATATTCAGTCATATTATCACGCCATTGGTCATGTTCATCTAAATATCTAGCACTTTCAGAGTTAGGGTCTGCGTAAGCATCCTCTCTACTAAAATTCCTAGGTCTTTGAGGTTTTTCAGGTGGCGCAGGAAACTGTTCAACTTGTTCTTGAGCAGGAGCTTGAGGTTGAATAGGGGCTTGAGTTTGTTGAGTCATAGACTCTTTTAACTTAGCATTTTCACTCTTAAGCTTATCTGCTTGAGATTGCCAATATTGATAACGAGTTTTATCGTTATTACTATCAACTATAGGTTGAGTTGTTTCTTGAGCAGGTTGTCCAGTTTCTGGAGCTGCTACCTCTTCACTACCTTCATTACCAGATGTAAAAGCACTTTCAACACTACCAGAGCCCTCATTTGTATTGCCAAATACAGCTTCTTCTAACGAAGCATATTGCTGTTCATTTGCGCTTTCTTGAGGGGTATCTGCTTGTATATTTTCTTGTGACATTTATTTCTTCTCCTTTTTGCTGCCTCTTTTTCCACCAGAAGAGGGTGAGCTAGTTTTGTTAGCCGCATCTTTAATTTGCGTCTTAACGGTGGATAAGCTGTCATCAAGTCGTTTTTCATAAACTGTACCTGCCGCTTTAGCTTTATTACTAACTTGGTCAAGTTCGTTTTTAAACTTCTCAACTTCAACTCTTTTCCTAAGATTAACTGCTTCTCTATCTCTAGATTGCAGGTCACCTTTAAGTTTTTTAATTTCATCTTCTTGAGATTGTACTTGTTGTTGCAATTTAGTTATTTCATCAATACGTTGCATAACACCTTCCATATCAAAAACTTCTGTTTTCTTTAAAACTTCATTTCTATCTATTAAACCTTTTTCATATGCATCCATATAAAATTCTAATTCTGCATATCTATTAGAAGGCAATGTAGAGCCTGATACAACTATTATATCATATTTACCTACAGTTATATCATTAATAACTTCTATTTCTCCAGTTTTATCATCAACTAATTTTTTATTAATAACATATTCGCTTAATGAATTGTTTGGCTGTATAACTCTAAATATTTTTTCACTTGTATACAACTGTTGCATTAAAGGAATAGCTATTTGACCTAATCTTGTTAATGAAGCTTCTATATCAGCTAACTTTGACTTCATTTTTCTTTGACCAAATTCATCTATAGATATAGTAGCTTTATAAGTTTGAGGAGCTGCTTGAGCATTTCCCATCATCATTTCATATAAACCTAATGCATGGTCAATATCATTCTTAGCTGTTTGCTCATTCTGATATAATTCATTAGGAAGAGGAGTGGGCTGAACTGGCATAGGAGGGCCATCAGTTGGGTCATAGGGAAGAGCTACTCCTGGTTGAGCCCATCTCTCTTCAAAATCTTTCATATCAACACTACCTTCAGGAACTAATATCTTAGTATTAGTACTTGTTGTAGCATGAGCTATTATCAAAGAGCGTGTTTTATTTATGTATTCTTGCAAAGGTTTTATTAGCCTTACATCAGAAACTGGATAAGGTGTTCTTGTATGAATATTCATAACAGGAATAACTGGATATTGCTCTAATGGTAATATTCTAGAATAAAGTAAAGTATCTCCTATTATTACACATTGTTTTATTCTTGTTATGTTTACTTTAACAACTTCTATTTGACCAGCTTCTATTAATTCAGCAAATGTTAATTCATCATAAGGAACTTCTTCTGGACCTTTTGCTACAGCTTTATCAATATCTGACTTTTCATAACCAGCTTCTTGCATACTTGCTATTTCTTGCTGATGAACTTCTTGAGCCCTCATATTCATTTGAGCAAACAAAGAACCAGCTTTTTGAGCATCTGTAATAATTTGACCAGCTAATATATACGCTTTGTTTTGAACATAACCTTCAAAATCATCTTCACTTAATAAATCTTCTTTACCAGAAAACTTTTCAAAAATTCGTATTTCTTTAACATCTACCTTGGTATATCTTTCATAACCTCTTATATAATCTTGATTATTAACTCTTCCTACATCTTCTGGAAACTGAACTTCACCATCATCTTCTCTATTTGTTCCAGGAGCATTCCAATCATTTGCATTTCCGTAAGCTCCTTTTGAAGTTGAGTTTTCAATTTTTTCTTTATATAAAGGCCATAGCTTTTTAGCTTGTTCTTTAGTAAATAATTTAGATATTATTATATTTTCTGCATCATCAAAAAACCTATTCCTACTATTAGGGTCTACATATACGTCTAATGGGTCTACATCATGAAAACATACTTCTCCTTTTCCCATATCTTTAGATGAATCTTGGTATACGTGAAGATAGCCCACACCCATAACATAATAATCATCTACTACTTGCCTTACAACTCCTCTACCATCTGATATATCATACATATAAGAAAGTAAATTACTCATAACTTGAGCTACTTTATTATCAGAGTCTTCTCTAGGAGCAGCTCTAAATGATGGTCTATTAGAAGTTAACATAGCTTTAGCTGATTCAACTGCAGGATGAACTCTATTTATAACAATAGGAGCTTGACCCCTTGATTCTAATACTTCTCTTTGTTCTGTAGACCATTGTCTACCTAATCTAAATTCTTTGTCTTCTTTAGCATGTTGAGCCCAAACATCCCTTTTACTGGAGTATTTGTCAAATATATCTAAAGTATCAGTTACTATATCAGATTTTTGTTCTTTTTTGGTATATTCCATCTGCTTAATTTACGAACTATAGAGTTAACCAATCAAGTTTTTTCTTCGGATTAAGCCATTCATCATCAGATAATAGCTCAAAATCCTTTTTTCTACAAGGTTTTGCGCCATCTAATGCTGTCCATATAGAATCCATTATATCATCGTGTTTTCCTTTAGGATACGATAAAAACTCTCCTTGAGCATGAGTATCTTGCGGTCTAAAGAAAAAAGTCCCTTTAGCAAATAAAGGAACTAAAGACAAAAGTCTTTCTGATTTAGCATTCCTAGGCTTAACTCCAGCTTCTAATCCTGGTATAAAAAGACCTTCTGACTTCATTATTTCTCTTACACCAGTTCTTAAAGCTTCTTGATAACCTACAGTTTCGATTTTTACCCTCCTTGGTTTATATTTTTTATAATAATCTATAATTAATTGTGGTTGCTGTGCTGGGGATATTCTATTCCTATATATATCCACTACATATTTATTATTATCTGAATCAATAGCAATAATGGAGATAACAAAATAGTCAGCCCTAGCAGACAAAGAAGATGCAGGGTCCACTCCAGCATAGATTTCCACAGGTTTGATTTCTTCATTTTCTAATCCCTCGTTTTTAATTAAACAATTTTGACCTTGCATACGCTTATAATCCCAATGATGTATTTTAATCCAATCTGGTTGAAATGGTGCATCATCAGGAGATTGCGCTATATTCATATATTCTTGGAAAAATCCATTAATATTTCCTACAGACTTAAATTCTTCTTTAATACTAAGTATCCTTTCTTTTGGAAACCTTTCAGGCCAAATACTCTTTTCATTATCGTCCCAAATAGAAAACCAAAGGACATTCCATGCAGATGACTCTTTAGCCCAGCATAAAAAACAATCTTCTGATATAACCGTTCCAATCATTGCTATTTTCCCATCATCAGATAAAGAAGGTATAACAGCTTCTGTTAACCACTTTCTATTTTTAGCCCTTGCTTCTGGAGTATTTGCATTTAATTCTGATTCAAAATCATCTACTACAATTAAATTAGGACGTGTATCTCCTTGCAAAAAACCCCTAACTCTTTGCCCTGTACCAACAGCTACCATTCTAGTACCATTTGCCAATATAATATCAGTATGTGTCCATCTACTAGCTGTTTCAGGTCCCATATCTCCAAATATGGATTTAAATTCTTTACTATAAGTTAAATGATACTTAATTCTTGATAAGAAGTTAATAGACTGAGCTTGTGACTCAGATATAATAACTATAAATAAATCTTCATTGCTAGCTTTAAATGCTGCTCTCCATAAAGGATAAATAAGAGTAGTAACTGTTGATTTCGCTGTACCCCTAGGAGCAGCGATAAGAACCCTGCGTTTTTCACTATTTGATAAATCTGCATACACCTCGTTATGAAAAGGGGGTGTAGTCTTTTTAAGAGCGGTTGGAAAGCAATATTTGCCAAATAAAGCCATGTTATCACGTAGCTTTTTAAGTGCTTGTAACTGCTCATACTGTTCTTCGTAGTCCATTAATAGTATTTAACGTCTACTTTACCTTTTGATTTATCGCTTTGTTTATGTTTGTAAGCCTTTTTCTTTTTCTTTGCCATTATTCTTCTCCCTTAATAGTTGTTTTTGTAGCAACAAGTTTTT